TCTTCCGATCTAACTTCGACTTTATCACCCGCAGTTGTTTTTCCGATAGATATACCGTCGCCTGCACTCAACAATCCGTTTAATGTATCTGCGTCGATAGAGCCACCGCCGCCACCACCCGAGATGTCGACAACTTTCCACGTTCCATTGTCATTATAATAGACTTTTGCCGTATTTTCAGCGGTATTTATAAATATCTTTTCCGAATCACTTCCAGCAGGCAATGTCGCCCCCACGCCAACTTGATCGTTTGCCGCAAATACAACGTGATTGCCACTCTCGGTGGCACTCATATTCTTACCCGCTGTTATAGGTACTACCATTGTGCTTGTAGGTGTATCTACAACGTTATTAGCGTGTTTCATACTACCTGTCGAAGTTACCGTAACACCTTTCGTAGCACTATATGTCGGAACAACGTTAGAATTTTGAAGGTCTATTTCGCTGAACTTACTGTAGTTATCTATCGTAGGAAGTTGAGCGGCAGGAACTTTACCGTCTGTTCCAAGAGAGGCTACGCCGCTCGCCGCACCGACTTGAGATTTCTCAACAACGTCAACTGTTTTAGCATACGCCGCCAGATCCGTAGTTTTGGCATAATCTGCAAGAGTTGTATTAAGAGTTGTCGTTTTAACATAACTGCCTAAGTCACTCGTCTTTGCATACAACGTTAAGTCAGATTTTACCGCTACGACCTCGGTATCAACTTTAACTGCGACCTGTTCTTTGTTGGCTACTTTATCAATCTTAATGCCGTTACCGGGAACAATGGGTATATCCAAATCAACTTGCGGTTGTTCGGAAGTACCGTCTTTACGCGTTATCTTGCCTGTAGCACTCAACTGAATACCGTTTGTCGTATCGTACAATACAGTTTCGTCACCGAGTGTTAAGTCAATGTCGGTTATCTCAATTTTATTGAGTAAGTCTTGCCAAGTGCCGCCCGCAGGCTCAAAAGCCTTTGTAGTGGCGTTCCATTTAACGAGTACCGCGTCTGTAAACTGCGAAGAATCGGCTCTTATCGCCAACGGGTGTCCTTCGCCTGCTTTGAATACGAATTTACGATTTGCGTCGAGTGTACCTTCGCCGAATTTAACCGTATCGTCCGCAGGGTCGTACATTATCCCGTAAGTCGCGGTCGAGTTCTTGTTTATCGCAAGACCAGAAAGCAAAGTCTGCAAAATCGCTTTATCAGCGTTAGTGACGATTACGTTTTCCTTAACCGCGAGTTGTATTTCAGATTCCGTTGTCGTTGTACCGCTAACGATCAAATCGCCTTGAATGGAGACATTTCCCGAGAATGTACCGCCGGCTTTATCAATCTTCTTGTCTAAAGCGGCTTGCTGTGCCGTAGAAACAGGCTTATTTGCGTCGGAAGTGTTGTTTACGTTACCTAACCCGACTTGAGCAGCCGTTACACTATGGGGGTTGTCGGTATTTTTTTCGTGCTGGGCTAACGTATATTCCACAGATCCGATAGCTGCCCCTTGTGCTGTAGAAACCGGTTTATCCATATCGGAAGTATTATCAACATTACCCAGACCGATTTGAGCCGCCGTTACACTATGGGGGTTTTGTTTATTATTCTTATGGTCGGTAATATCAGTACTTAAATCGTTTAGAGCCTTTACGACTACCTTATTCGCTATCGGGTTGCTCGAATCTGCGTCCGTCCCCAAATCTACCGGTATATTAGCTGTCTTGTCTACTACAATAGATACGCCGTTTATAAGAACGTCATCGACAAGTCCGCCACCTGAACCGCCGCCGGCTATCGGTTTCCAACTGCCGTCAGGGGCTTTATACGAAAGCGAATCGTCCGTCGTATTAACGAACAAGTCGGGATAATCGTCCGTCGGAACACTCGTTCCGATATACGTTTCACGTTTCGGGTTATCCAACTCCGCCTGTATCGACGACAAAGCCGCCACGATTTGCTCGTAGATATTCTCGGGCGCAGACGGAGATTCTGACGGAACACCTTTCGCAACGGTTATATTCGTTGCTTCGGTTGCGAGTATCTCCGAGCCGTTTTGAATATAAAACTGTGCCGTGACACGCCCGTAAACCTGCGTTATGCTTTTCGGGAGTGAGTACTCTTTAACGGCGAGAGTTAAGCCGTTATAATCGACGGTTTTATCACCCGTCATTAACTGCGGCTCGGTATTCGTACCGTCAGGAAGCGTAAACGCGACCGTTACTACAGAAGCCGACGGAAACGCGCCCGTTAAATAAATCGTGTTCGCTCCGTTCGAGTTCTGATTGATTTGAGCAGGGACGACTGTCAGCCGCCCTTGCCCGCTTGCAAAAAACAACATTTTATATAAATACCTCCTGTATTTATTTGAGTTTATGTTTGCCGATAAAGTAAATTTTCATATCTTCCGTGTTATACTTTGTCGGGTCAGTCCAATTGCCCGCAAGAACAACGTCGCCGCCGACTGTTTTCGTAATCGTCTTTACGTTCCCGTCGCTGTCTTCAACCGTCATTGTTTCTTCCGTTTGGTCGGTTATTATAGCCCACGAACGCCATTGTTTGCCCGCAGGCGGCGTGGGAACGCTTAGTGGGGAAACCTGCCCGTTCCCTGCCAAAACTCGCGCCGTAGCGGCTGTAGACAGGTCTATACCGGGTTGATTTTCCGCGTGTTGAATAAACTTATTCAGCCGCTCCGTAAAGAAGTAATATTTCGTGTTTATGACGTTATTTTTAACGTTTACGAACGGGTTACTGTTCGCCAACGCCGATCCGATTATAATATCGGGGCGATTACTCCTGAACTCGACTTGAAGATTAAAGTTTATAATTTCGCGGCTGTCCGCGTCGATTAGATACTGTAAGTCATTATACGTCGCGTTCGTACCTAAAACATAGGTGGCTTTCGTCGTGCCTTTAACTTCGGGGAAGTCTAACGCGGGCTGATACTTTTCGCCGGTTTCGTATTCAACGCCGGGCGTAAGCGAAAACTCGTAGTAATCAAAGCGTCCGAAGTAGTCTTTATACGGAACGTCCTGCGCCCAATATCCCGAGATATTGCTACTCGACACGTAAGCCGATTGCTCGCCCGCCGAATAGTTATCTTTATAAGCCCACGAGAAAGTCATAACGTTACCGAACGCCGAAGCGATAACGGGTAAAGCGATTTGACTACCGACGGCGTTGTTTGTTTTCGTTTTCGCCTGTGCTATAACGCCTGTAACGGGGTTTGCTTTCCTACCTATAAGAGCCTTTAAGGTATCGTCCATAAACTTATAGCCTATAAGCGACTTTGTGTCCGTATAAGTTATATAAGTTACTTCGGCGATTGCGGTCTGTTCGGTAGGTTGCGGCGAAGTATAAGGAACGTAAACTTTCGCGTATACGGTGTTATCGCCGCTATATCGGCACATATAACCTTGCGCGTTCGTGTTCTGTTTAACTATCGATACTACGCTACCCTTATCGACTGTACCCGTTCCCTCGCCTATCCAATACTCTACGCCGTCAATAGTATCGTGTATTCCGATGAATCTACAGATTATAGGCAGGTGAAGCGTTTGCCGCGGATAGGTTTCGCGGTTGCCGATGACTATATACTCTTTAAGAAGTATCGTCCTGTCGTATGCGGCGCGTTCGTTGACTTCGTAAAGGTACTTGAGCGACTTAACGCCGATATACTCCGAAAGCCTGTTAAAGTCTTTTGAAAGCGTCACCGTACATTTTAAGTAACTCGGCATTACCTGAACCATAACCGCCGAGATATAGTTGTCATCGTCGAACAACTGCCCCGCTTTAGGTATGTTATTTATGTCTTTGAAGTAATAAGTAAGCGACTGTTCGGCGTTTCCGAGCCTTGCTACCGCGCCCTTTACGTTCTCGCCGTAATAAGACGTTTCGATAAGGTTTTCCGACTGATTATAAAAGAGTGTTCTTTCGTTCTCGTCGGGGTCTATATACGGCTTTGAATGGACGAAACGCGCGTTATAAATAGGCTTATAGGTTACCTGAAAAGAGTAAAGCGCATAAGTGGTGTTTATCGACGACGCGCCCGTAACCTGTTTAAGGATATTTACTATTGAATAGTCCTTAAACGCGTTATCAATGACCGCCGGTGCTTTGAAGAATAACCCTTTAATATTCGGTGAGCCTTGCGTATAGTAAATCGCAAATGCTTTTGAATACGGGAAAGATCCGCTGTACGATGACAAATTCGACCTGTACGCCGTTTCTTCCACGATATAATCGGTTATATCTACGGGGGCTAAAACCCAATAATCGCTCGCGTCTTTGGGGTTTCGTTTAGCGATCCCGCACATTACCTTTTCTATCTCGTATATCGGATAAGCGGTAACCACTTCGCCGTTGTTTTCTTCGATACGGGCGTTTATCGTTTCCGACCGAAGCGATTTGTAGTTTTCGCCGTCGGGATCTATAATGCTCCCTTTACGCTTATCTATGGAGTTGACAAGATTCTCGGCGCGGGTATCAACGCTCGTGCAATACTCGTTTATACTTTGCGACTTCTTCCGTATTGCGTACGGGTATTGATTAAGCGGGGTTTTTGTTCCGTCCGTCAACGTTACTTCGGCTAACTCGTTGCCGCAGAACGGCTCGAAAGTAATTACGCCGTCGGTCAATCTCGGCTCGGCGTGGATAAAGCCGCCTATAATTTTTAACTGCTCCCTTAACGTGCATTGCGTCATTGTAAACGGCGGCGCAAGTACCTTATCGTATCGCTCTGCTTGTGAACCCGCAGTATACGTCGGGTTTCGCTCGCCCGTGCTTGCGTTGTAAGTTACACCCTCGAACCTGAACCGTGGAATTTCGCCCTTTTGAAGCGGCTCGGCAAGTTCTAAACAGCGGGTTATGCAGTCCGTTATGGTGTAAGGAGCAAGCGGAAAGTGGTTTTCTACAGCGGCAAAAGAGTAATTTAACGTATATTTAGCGTCATAAGTATCACTAATTAAAGTGTAAGTATTATTTATGGTATAAGTAACAACTACAGAAGACGGGTTAAACGTTAATTGCAGATTTGTAGGAACGCTTATTGAACTACCATTTACCGAAATGGAGACAGACCCACTAACTATATCTCCGGTTTTTGTATGTAATGGTATATTGTCTTTTTCCGCTATTTCTTGCCAAGTAGGCAGTTGCAATAAAACATTTGCTCTCAAAAAAGAGGGGAAAAAAGTACTTTGATAATTTAATTTAGTTGTATCGCCGTGTATAGCGCCTGATTTTTGTAGATACTTTGTACCCGTAACATAAGTATAAGAAGCCATAACTATTATACAGCCGTTCGGCTGTCTATCTCCTTTTTTAAGTTTCTACAACCACAAAAGTATCGTCGGCAAAAGCCTGCGATTTCGTATTTGTAAACGCCAACTCGCCGCAGGTTATACTTTCTAATAACTTCGTTTCTTCGAGCAAGTACAACGCGTGCGTATATTTCCCGCTACCGAGCGGCTTTTCTTCTACCGCGTCGCTTGCAACAACATAAGTCCTTGTGTAAGTCTTTGTATCGTTCGTGATGACTGCCGTAAGTTTCGTTTGTATTGCCAACTTTTGTTTTGTAGACAATACAATGCTGAAATTCGCCTCGTCAAGGCTCTCGTCGAGTAAATTCCCGTATGAATACGGAAACACCGTATTAGCGAGTATTTCTCCGCTTTGAGAGCCGATTTTTATAACTACGCTGTTCATTGCCACTCTCTCCTGCTGCCAGCCACTCCTGCACGCAAATTGTTGCGCTGAAGCGTTTCCTGCTCAAGTTGTGTGTTAAGATTATATGTGTCTTGTTTATGCGCCAGCCCAACCAACTTTGAGCCGATACCTATAACCGCGCCGATGACCGCGCCCCAGCCGCTACCGACGGACGCGCCGATAGCGATACTCTCGCCCACGTCGAAAACCGATTCGGCTATCTGATTTGCGAACTCATAACGTTGCTGCAACTCGGTTTGACCCGTTCTCAATGATATAGTGCTTATCTCGTGTCCTATTTGACTGCGCACGAGAGCCTTGCCCGTTCGGTAAAGCATTGCGCCTGTAATAACCTTTTTCGCTTTTTTCTCGGTGTCCTTTTCGGAATCGGAAGTGTTATCGTTTTGGTCGTTCGCGATAGGGCTTTCGGCTTGCGAGGTTTCGTTTTTTATGATAATCTCATAAGTTGCCATAACGCCCCCTTTACCCGCTTATGGAATCGAGCGAGTAGTTCTCGGCGAGCGTTACCGAAAGCGCGATATTTTTTATATCTGCACCCGTTTCCGTAACGTCGGCGATGATAACTTTAAGCGTCGACAGAACCGTTTTCGTGCCGTCGGCGTTGGTCTGCGTTTTTACGAGCGTTCTTTCGGGGTTGTTCCCGTTGTGCAGATAATCGAAGAACATTGCCGAAACGTCGTCCGTACCGGCGGGCATATTGAATTTTATGTTTATCTGACTGAACTGCGCTATGTTTTTTACTACCTGTAAATTACCCGTGCCGTTAGATTTCTGCGCGCCTTCCATAGTCGTGCCACGGTAAGTCGTCCAATCTTGCAACGGGATCTCTTTCCCGTCAAGGGTAAAAGATATGCTGCGGGAGTTAAGCCCCGCCTGCACCATATTAAAGTTGATATACGCAGTAAAAGAAAAGGTTTCGCCGAAAAGCGAGTTCATCTGCCTTTCGCCCGAAGAGAACGAGAACCCGTCGTTACTTACCACGTAAGAGATACCGCTTTCGTCGTTCATCGCGAACACCTGATTAACGTCGCTCCATTTATCGAGCAACGCCCTTATCTGCGCGACTAACTGCGGGCTTACTTCTTCGCCTTTCTCGTCGCGCGTAATCGGCACGAGAATGACTAAACGGGCGTTTACGACGCCGAATTTACTTTTAGTAGCCGTGTCGCCGACCGTGCTGTTTATTTGGCTCATAACGCCGTGTACGTAGCGTGTAACGGTGTTTGCGAGCCTTGTCGGGTTCTTATACTTCGCCGTTTCCGAAACGATACGAAAAACGTACTTTGTACGCCCGTTATTTGCGATAAGAAGCGTGTTAAGTTCGTCGTTTATCCTTTTTGTTAATTGATTTATACTAATCATTTTTTACGTGTTCTCCTTTGGGCGTTTGCCGCTTTCGTTATATACTCGACTAAAAACGCCACCGCGTCGTCAAACCACTTTTCGTTCGGGTTCTTTTTGCCGTGCCACCTCGGAGAAACCCACGGCTCGTTCGTAAACGGCATATACGGCGCGATTGCCTCATCAACGTATATCTTGCAGGTGTTGCCTATAAACTCGTATTTGATAGCGTTATAAGCGAGGTTGCCCGTGTCTTTCGGGGCGCGTTTCTGCAACTGTTTAACCGCACGCGCACATATCTGCCGGAAACGCCTTTCAGTCATCTAACTCCCACGGGTTCGGAACTTCGAGCATTGCCAGAACGTACTTCGTATCGGGCGCGACCTTTTGAAATCTTAACGTTTCCTTTTTGGTCGTTTTCTCGCGTATGCTCTCTATGCTCCATAATCTGCCGTCCTGCGTTACAACGTGTTTAGATACCTTAAAACCGATTTTAGCGCGTGTTTCTATCGTCAATCGGCTTCCGTTGTATTCTATCTCTTCAAGCGTCGTATGCGTAACCGCCCGCTCGTCTATGGTGTTATATTTGAACGGGATACCGCCTACGGCATTATTTTGGTCTACCGCTTCTCCGGAGGGGATATTATACTCATTTGGCAAATTTTCGTAATAACTGCCCTGTAAGTACATATCGTTTTTAGGCGTTAAGGCATTTATAATATCCACTATCCCACAGTCTCCTTTCCAAATTTCCCTGATAGAGTATAGTTGTACCTATTTCGGGTATATCCTGTAAAAGGCAAGATTTAGCCGTGTCGTCGATTTCCATATCGCCGATAAGGAAGTAATGGACGACTTGATAGCGCATTGCTTCCTGCACTATGCGCCGCGCTTCTGCCGAACGCGCTATAATCTTATCCTGTATATTCGATCTGTTAAATTCGTGAATGTACCCGTATATTTTGACGGACACCATATCAAGAATCGTGCTTGCAAGATTTTGCGCCGTCGTATAATCGCCGTCGTTAAGTCTTGCTATCATATCTATACCGACAACTTCTTCGACGTACTTTACCGTTAAAACGTATCTGTGCGTCTTTTCGTTATAAGTCATATATTCGTCGGTTAAAGGCATATCGGGAATGTTGTTCATTGTTTATTCTCCGTTAATAATTAAAACGGATAAGGGCGAGTTTCCCCGCCCTGCCCGTTTTGATTGAGTTAATTAAAACGATTTGCTTACGACAGCAGAAGCGAGACCGCCTGCGACGATAGCAACCGCTTTAACGGTTTTGCCCGCAACGGTGGAAACTTTTCCGCCGCTCGCAATAGTCGACGATTTTTCCGTCGGGGTAGAACCGTCGGTCGTGTAGTAAATCTTCGCATTTGCGGTGGCGCACGTAATAGTTGCGTCCGCGCCCGAAGCGGCGATTACGGGGTTAGCCGTCTGAACTCTCGAAGCCGGTGCTTTAATCGTTATATCAGCCGGAGCAACGAACGAGTTTTCCACAACGGGTACAACCGAAAGCGCGTCGATACACTCCGTGCCGAAACGGTACTTCGGCTGAAGTCTTCTGCCCTGTCCGTCGGGAGAATCGATGACCTTCATCGCGGAGTTGAAAGCCAACGCGCGGAGAGTACCGATAGCGGAAACGACGAGCATTTGTACGCCGTCAAGTCTGCCCGGGGTTAAACCGAGGTATCTTTCTGCGAGCGTCCATACAGCCTGCGAAGCCACGTAAACGGGCATATTCGCAACTTCTCCGACGTAAGCCGTCGAAGCAACTTCGGGTCTGTCGTCTTCGGAAAGACCGCCCTTGCGGAGTATGTTCTGCGCCGCGTTCGATCCGCCGATGATAACCTGACCTTTCTTCAAAAGCGCGGTTTTAACCTTGCTTCTGATAATAACGGCTCTTGCGCCGTCGGGGTAAGCGTCTACGCCTTCGGCTTCGTTACCGTCGTCGAGTTTGCCGCCCGCTTCGATAAGAGCGCTAAGGTAATCGGGGTCTTGTGCGGCGAGCGTTATCCAGTTCTTTTCAACCGTACCTGCCGCCACGTCGGTAAAGTTTTTACGCAACTGTTCGGCGATAGTCATCGCGTTGATGTTACGGTTTACTCTGCCCGCAAGGTTGGCGAGTTCGGCTTCCGCTACGTCGACGTTCATCATATCCTGCTGATTCGTCGGAATATCGATGTTTCTGTCGATAGTCGTGAGAATTTTAACGCCGTAGGCGGCGGTCGTCGAGAAAGACGCGCCCTGTCCGTTAAACCAATTGCCGTTGATGTCTTCACCGATGTCACGCGCGTCAGAGCCGTCAGCCTTAACACGGATAACCTGAATTTCCGCCGCGTCGGTGTCTTCCGAGAATTTCTCGGTTACCGCTTCGTTCGGACGGGTAAAAATGTTCTGAAAAATGTTTTCTTTAACTCTCGAGGACATTATCCTTTTAAGAGTTGCCTCGTTCACGAACGGGGTCTTGATGTCAGCAAATAAACCTGCCATTGTAGTAAGTCTCCTTTTTGTTTAATCTCGTTTTATCTGCGGTACGAGTTACCGTAATAACTGCGCATTATACGGTCATCTTCCGATAATGCGTCGTTTTCGACCTTTTCGGTCGAGTTTGCCTTAATGCCGCCGAAGTCCTGATTTTCGAGTTTTTCCAAAACCTTATGCAGCGTCTCTTCGAGTGCCGCTATACGCGCGTTTAACGCTTCGTGAACTTCGTCTTTGGGGTTTTCCATAGTACCGTCGCCGGGCGCGGGCTGTTTGTCGGCTTCGACTGCGACTTCTTCCGTCGGCTCTTCGACTTCGGGAGTGGCGGCGGGTTCGCCTTCGGGTTCTTCTACTTCTTCGGTCTCTCCCTCGCTCTCATCCACTCTGTCTTTCGCGGTCTGACTGTCTTCGTCTCCGTCGAGTTTTTCCTGCTCGCCTACGCTTTCGTCCACGCGGTCTTTTTCGGTCTGCTCGTCTGCTCCTTTTTCGGCTACGTCTTTCTCGGCTTCGGCGACCTGTTCTTTGGTCTCTTCGGCGGGCTTGTTTATCCCGTCAAGGACTTTCGCCTTATCTTCGTCGGACAACTGATTAAAGAGTTTCAAAACTTCTTCGGCAGACTTCTTAAAAAGTGCCATATTGTTGTTACCTCCTGTTTTTTCTTCTTGCAAGAATTGCGAGATTTCTGCGCCGCTCTCCGTCTTTAAGGGTGTCTGTTGCCGCTCCTCACAGCAAAGCCTGCCCGACCGCAATGCGGTGTTCGTCTCTATCCGTTTTACGCCCGTTTACGGCGGTTATATAAAAGGTGGACGCTATCTCTATATAGCCCTGCCCTTCGTATTGAGTTAAATTATTCGTATACGCGATTTATAATACGCTCGCCCGTTCGCTTTTGAATACTCGATATATTCGTTCGTGAGCCGTTTATACGCCGTTACAGCCGTTTTATAGCCTTGTTCGTCGTTGCCCCGTTTCTCTATCGCTTCAACCTTATAGCGCCGTATATCGCGCTCATACTCGCGCTGACGTTCGGTTATGGCGTACTCTTTCTTTTCTTCCGCTTCGGTTTGCTTTCCAAACCGTAACCCGTCCTCGTATTCAACGAGATAATGACGGCAGTTAAAACCGAGTAAGCCGTTTTTATAGGTCTTCCCGCTCTTCGTAGTATAGTATATATCGGTAGCATTTTCGAGCGGCTGATAACTTCGCCCGTCGTCCGTCGTTCCGCTCGTGCCGTCAAGGCTGTACACCTTACCTTGCCACGGTCGGCAACGCTCCGAACAGTCGGTATGCGTCGAGCATATAACGAGCCTTGCCCCGCTTCCTTTTAAGTCGGCAATATCCGTTAAATGCTTTTCATAACGCACTTGCATTTCGGCTTTATTTCGTAACGAGTTACGCCCCGATATGTCGTCGGGGTCTCGCGCCGTCTGATTGATAAGGTTATCCACCGCCGCCCGAACTTTCTTTTTTACGTCTTCGGTAAACTCTTTAAGCGGTACACCGTACACATCCGCATTTGGCATATCTACGTAATCGCCTCTTATCGTTACGCCCTCGCGTTTAAGGCTTTGTATAGGCGTTTTTCGCCGCGTTTCTTTTGCGTTAAGCAATTCGACGAGCGACGGCAAAATCGCGAAATAAAACGGCAATACTCGCCGCAGTTCGTTATATTGAGCGTTATAAAAAGCCGTAAGCGAAACAGCCGTGTTTCGCTTCAGGGTTTCGCTCGTCAATTCCTTTACTGCCCGCGCGATTATCCGTTTAACCTTTTCATCGATTAAGAATTTCGGTGTCTTTCGCAAGTACTCGTTCTTGACCGTTAGCCGTATCTCCGTCTCCGCGTCCGTTATCGTCTGCGCTTGCAGATTCAAAGCGCGGCGCATTATCTCCGGCTTTTTCGTCATAGCCTAACCCTCCGAAATAATCTTTTTCGTTCCACGGCATATTGTTGCTCTCGCTCTCTTCCTTGCACCGGTTATACTCTTCTTCGATCTGTTCGGGATCGTCGTCGATATTAAACATTTGCACGGCTTTCCACTTTGAGCAATACCCGTCGCGGATAGCGTTTCCGAGTATCTCCGTGAGCGTTAAGCGGTTCGTAAGACCTGCGGACGACCAACGAAGCACGACCGTATCTTCATAGCCGTAAAAGGTCGTTACGGTTTTTAAGAGCCTGTTTATCGGTCTCTCTATAATCGCCCTTTCGCTGTTGACGTACTCTGCCGTTTCGTTTTCTTCCGTCGATACTTCTCTTGCTGTTCTTGCCGTGTTATCCGCAAGGAACGAAGCAATCGTAGACGGGTTCAAACCCGAGTTTATCGCTATATCCTGTATCAGCCTGTCACGGATAGCCGTCCAATCGCCGGAGCGAAGTTCAAACTGTATCGGAACGGGTTTCTGATTTTCGGGGTTCTGCGAGTTATATTGCTCGTAAAGAAAGTCGTCAAGCCCGCTGTTATAGTTTCCGCCCGTGGCGCTGTTCATATACTTTGACAAAAGCACTCTGCCCCTGCCGAGGTACATATCCGTGTTTGCGCAGGCGTGGTAGTAGTCCCACTCCATAAGGTACGAAATCAACGGCGCAAGGAAACTTTCGCCGAGTGGCACTTCGGGTAAACCGCTTATGCCCTCCGACCATTTTACGATTTCGCAACCGAGGTTTGTAAACGGTAACAATGTCGGCGAATCAAATCTCACGGTCGGATACGCTTTACTTATCGTGCGTTTAACAGCCGTCGGCAATTGCTTAAACGGCACTCTTCCCGACGGCGATTGCGTAACGTAATTGCCGTTCGTAATGCTTCCGCGCTGTTTATGTATGACGAACTCGCTCACGGGCGCATTTTGTATTGTCTTGCCGTCAAAGCCCGTATAATCGGTGTAGTGCCTGTACTCGACGAGATAATAACTGTCGTACGCTTTCCCTTCTTCGTTTGTAACGCCAAAATCGGAGAAACAATGCAGGAAACACTTTACTTCGATTACTTCGTCGTTGTTGCCTATAACGGGAATAAAACTATCGAGCCGCAGGGCTTCTGCCCATAACTGCCCGTTAGACTTATTCAACTTCAAAAGCGACGTTCCCGCCTGCGCGGCGTAATTTATCGCTTTCGTTGCTACCGATTCAAAGTTCGAGTTTACTCCCCAATCTGACGCAATAAACTTTAACGCCTTGTTGAGTTTATCGTTCGTCTTATCCTTGCCCGCGTTCTTAAACATAAGGCGACCGCCGATGACTTTGCGTGCAATCTTATTGACGAGTGCCGCACCTATTCGCGTTGACGGTATGCCCTGCTCGGCGTTATGGAAGTAAGGAACGTAGCCGTCGTACCACCACAACCAATTTTTGACGAAGCGGTTCATAAAGTCGTAATACTCGGGTGAAATCATCGAGTAAAAAGTCGCGCGACCTATAAACGAGTACGTCCAATAATTATTGAAAGCCGCCGTCCGCAACCACGGTGCAACTTCCTTACTTACGTTTATGTTTTGTTCTTCGCTCATATTTTAATCTCCTTGATAATAAGCGCTCATAGTCGGTGTCTCCCACAAATTGAACGGGTTGTTATAATAAGTGTTTAACGCGTATCGGAACGCGTCTGCGCAGTCGTTCGGCACGGAATCGTCGTACTTTTTGTTGTCTTCGTCCCATATCATACTCTCAAGGTCAATAACGAGTTGGTCGTCGCCCGGCACGAACTCGTTTTTGATATAGTTGAAATACCCGCCGAAGTCTAATAAACAAACGGCTTTTCTGCCTAACGCGTTATTAACAACGTCGGTCGTTTGGAGTATGTCTTTTTTCGTGAACTTCTGCACGTTATATTCGGACGGCAACCTATATGCCAAAGTCAACACTAAGTCCGCCGCCGCGCAATCTATCGGCATAACGAACTCTACGCCGTTCTCTCTGAATTTATATTTATCTTGTAAATCTTGCAAATAGCGCTGTATATATGGCACTAACTGCTCGTTAGACAACTGCCCGTTTATCTTCGGGTTGTGGTAGAACATTTCGATCCTTACCGCTTGCCCGTTATCCATTATAGCGAGCGGAACTAACGCCGTACTGTCGTTCGTGTTCGCGCCGTCGCCGCCGATTATAACGTAGCGTATCCTATGCCGCCCGTAACGCCGAGCAAACTCGGCAGGCTGCAGGAAGTGCGTTTCTCGCCTGAATAACGGGTAAACCAAGCCTTCCGCTTTTACCCAATTACCGAGTATCCATTTATCAAAGTATATCGTGCCGCGATACTCGTTCTCGAGAGCCGTGATAAATGATTCCGATAAAAAAGTATTGTCGTATATCGTAAAATGCTCGTTATACGTATGCACTTTATCGTTGTCGATATGCTTTTTAACGAAATGCGACGGGCTTTCGGGGTTGCACGTCGCGTCGCATTTACTGTCTTCACGGTCAAGTCGTGATTTCAGCATTTGAAAGAAGTTCTCGGGATAGGTTGTCAACTCATCGCAGTACGCATACCTAAGCCCTAACCCCTGTATCTTCGTTATTGCCCGTTCGTCGTTTGCCCCGACGCAATAGCAAGACTTGCCGAATATCTTAATCATTCGGTTGCCCGCCATATCCGATTTAACTTCGCCGATATATTTCTCGCCGAAAATCTTTCTCATTTCGGCGAAAACGTTTCTTTCGAGCGTTGCTAAAGTCTTCCCGCAAAAAAGGATATTATCGTCGTAATGCTCTTTAAGCCGTAACATAACGAGAAAGTAACTGACGTGCGTTTTCCCGCTACGAGTTGCGCCCGATAGGATATTCCACCGCTTTGTGGCGCAGCGAAGCACTTTCTTTTGTTTCTCGGTAAAACCCTTAAAATCTCTATCCATTGTCGCCGCCCCTTGCTATATCCGATATAGCCGCGCACAATTCGTCGAGTTTCTCCCGGTCGCTTCCGTCGTCCTGCGGTGCTTTGCGCTCTAACGAAGTCATCAGGAGTTGCGCCGCTTTCGTCCTTTCTTTGCGCTCTTCCGCCCCGTCTCTCATCGTTTCGGATAGATACTCGTAGACTTCTTCTAACGTGGCAATACGGCTCGATTTCATCTTTTCCGTGAGTTCGGCAAGGTATTTCTGAATTTCAGGTTTCTTCAAGTTCTCTTGCCCGATAGAATAAGCCGTTTTCTGACTGTACCCTGCTTTCTTTGCGCTCTCCGTTGCATTGAAACTTGCGGCGTAATACTCGCAAAAGGCTTTCTGACGCTCGTTAAGTTTCATTTTTGCAAAATCTCTCCTTTTCTCGTTATTTTACGCATAAAAAAGCACCGCCGTAACGGTGCTTTCCATTGTTAAGTTGTTAGTTTTTCAAAAAGGCTATCTCTTTCGGATATTCTTCAAGTATTCGCCTTCTCATTTTCTCCGTCGGGTTCTGAATACGGCTTAAATCGCTGTTATGCTCCAAGTCTGCAATCTTCACAACCCTTGCTATCGGGTTAGCCTTACACCGCTCTATATACTTCCAACGAGCCGCACCGTTCGATTCGGCGGGCTTACGCCGCGTTATCGCGTCTACCGCTTCAACGATATAATCGGGGAAACCTTCCTTTCTTAAATCGTCGAGCGTCATCGGAGTATCTTCTATTACGTCGTGGAGTAAGGCTACGACCTTTTCGTCGTTCGTATTGCATTTTAACTCTACCGTTATCGGGTGGAAAACGTAATCGAGACCGTCTTTGCCCACAACGCCCTTATGCGCTTTTATCGCTATCTCTAACGCTTTTGCTAACTCTTCAACTCTCGATAATTTTTTCATAATCAATGCCCTCCTTTCGATTACAGTTACATCATATACTTATGTATACGAATTGTCAACTATTTTAAGGCAATTATTGAAAAAATTATAAAAAGTTTTTTCGTAGGTCAGTCCGTCGTTAAGTGCATTACGGCGTATTCGGGAAACTTCTTGAAACAATCAAGGTCATTTTCGTACGCGGAATATATCCCGCCATACTCTAATACGAAATCGATTTGATTTTCAGGGCAGCCCGCTTTTAGTAAGTTTTCTCTCGCGACCGCCGCAACTTCGTCATAGGGCTTACCGTAGTGTTCTTCAACAAATCTCTTATCTTCATCGGTTATCATTCAAAACTTACCTCCCTGTAATTTTCTTTTTTAAGTTGCTCGTAAACCTCTTTGGGCTTATCTCCGTAGTCTGCGATTCTTCCTAACGGGATATAACGCCCCGTATCTATCGCTCTTGCTACCGCCCTGTTCATACTCTCTTCGTTAGATACTTCAACGTGGTGTATATGAACGTCATAGCCCGCGCCCTGTAAATCTTTTACCCACTTTTCAATATCGACCATTTTACTGCCGATTATCGGTATCGCAAGGTTAGCACCGTTAAACTCTCCCCCTGCCTTAAAAGCGTTAAGGGCGTTTTTCTGAATGGCTTTACTGTCGGAATGAACGTAAGCCGCGCCGTATTCGTCATAACCGGGTAAAAGTTTCTTTATCTCGTCGTTATCAAACTCAAAAGCACCGTACTTCTTTTTTAACGAATTGACTACCGCCGAAGATTTACCCGCGGCGGGTAAACCCATTACCAAGTCGGCACGAAAGCCTTTCGGCGTGTTGTTTGCGTCCTTTAAGAAAGTTTCAGTATAATGGACTTTATCTTCATCGCTCATCGGCGGACGCTGTTTAGCCATTTCCATTGCTAATTGCGCTTTTGCTTCAAAGTCTTTTATAACGGGGTTTTCGAGTAATTCCTCGTAAGTGTACCTTTTGCCGCTTTTAATCTCGTCATACAACTTTCTTGCCGCTCCGCCTTTTATGGCGAGTTCGTGTTCTGACTTCTTTATTGTATTTATTTTTTCGGAGTTTTGCAACTCTTTATATGTTTCGTTTTGCCTAAACTCGCTCTTATCTCCAAAAACGCGTTTAGTCGCTTCTGCGGGGCTTTCGCCCTCTTCCGCGTGAACGTGGCTACCGTTTTCGGTGGTAAACCAATAACCTTTTTCCGTTGTCATTATTGCGTCTCCTTACTTTTTGCGAGGCGTTCCATAATCTGTCGTGCAGCATATCGTCCGTTATTGTTTAACTGTCTTTGCCACGCATTTTGAGACGGAGACCAACGGAAACCGTGAGATTTTAACATATCTCTTGTTTCTACGTCGGGCTTGCCGGGGAAACGAAGTTGTACTCTCATTTGCTCCGCGTTCTCTTCTACGTCTACGCCGTCAACTTTCGGGTATCTTGCCGCGGTTGCCGCTTTTGCCGCTTCCGGGTTTGCTTTTGCTTCCTGTGCCGCCGCCTGTGCTTTATTTAACTCGTCTATCCTACCTTGAATACGTCTTAACTCTGCATTGCCGTTTGCAAGCGAAAAAGACGGGTACGGCTGACGAGAAAAGTAATCGCCCGAATTATAAGCGGTATCAAATTTTTTAGCCGCTTCATCGCTTACGCCCGGAAAGCCGACAAGCGTTTTGTTTTTCCTAAAATACGCGTTCATCGCCTTGCCGTTTTCCAACTCGGCTTTCAAATTGTCGTACTTCATTTGCAACTTACCGATCGCGTTACTGTCGTTTGATTTAACGCTCGCGTTGCTTAATATCCCTTTTATCTTATCAAGATATACGTTATTATCGGGATCAAGCCTGGTTGAGTTTGCCTCATAAAGAGAACGCAAACGGCTGTTTTTTGCGTTGCTTTTTCGGGTGTTATAGTTTGCAGGTCCGGCAATTACCCACGACGGATAACTCGCTTCTACCCTGTTATACTCGTTCGTAAAGTTTGCGAGATTTTCAGAATACTTCTCGGCTATGCTTTGTACTCTATCCCAATCTTCTTCAGTAAGAGACGTGTTATTTTTATACCTGCTCATCAACTCGTTTACGTTTTTTTCAAACTTCCAAATATCAGAGTTATAACTTGCCGTAGCACTTCCCTTTTGATAATCAGAAAAAGAATAGGCCTCTTTTGCCCTTTCCGCATAATCTTCGCTCACGCCGTGATTTTTAACGATAAACTTTCTTTCGTCCGACGGCGCGGCTGTTTTTTGTCTATCTTCCTGTTTAACAGAAACTTCTTTTTCTCTTTCAGACACGAGACTTTCTTTCGGCTTTTCGCTCGTCGTCATAACCGCTTTAAGGTCTTTGCCGTTTTCTAACGCAGAATAAACCTTATCGGGAGTAAGCCCCGTATGTTCTTTTAACGCGTTCCAAGCGTCGCGGGGAGTTGCCCCGCTCGGCAAACTTATTCCGTATTTTGCACATAACCCGAACGGTAAACCTAAATTACCGCCTTTCCCGCTCTTACTTTCCGCTTGTTCCCCGGTATCTTCACTCCCCGTTTTATACGGTTCTAACGAATTTTGCCTGTATTCCATAGATTACTCCTTTCGATTATAGTTGTGCAGTCTTTCTCACAACAAAACCCCGTCGGCTACACGGCGGGGGTTTTGTTGCGAAATGATAAAGGAGTGAAAAAGGTTTGAACTATCAAGATAACCTATCCACGCTATTACTATAACACATATAAACCCGCAAATCAATGTTTTTTAATGCACAATTCCAAAAATATTAAAGTTTTTTATTTTTTCTGTTTTATCTTATCTCGTATCTTTTTCAGCGCGACTGCTAAGCCGAACTGCAAAGGCATAGCCGGGGTGAACGGCGCAGACCAAAACGCTATATATGAGCCGAACACAGTCCACCACCACGGGGATATTACCCACGCCAAGACCGCAGAAACGATACAGGGCGACCAAAATATAAGTTCGGCTATTATTACCCACAATAGCATTTCGCGGTTTATAACGTGCTTACGCAGCCATTGCCACGCCTTTTTAATTCGTTCTTTCATACTCTTTGTTCGGGAAACGGGCGGCTTTCCCTTGACTAAATCTATCAACCAACGATTTTTACATATTTTTACAGATTTATAAAAATATTTTATTTTTTTGCTTTTCTTTCGCTGTACGCCTGTTTTAACCGTTCGCAAGGTTCTCCGTTACATTTTGGCTCGGAGCAGTTACAGCACAGTTCGATTTCGCACTCGTATTTTATGTTCGGGTTTGGCTTGCTGTGCAACTTTGTCGGATAAGGTCTAACGCCTATAATCGGTTCAGTTCTGATTAGTCTTTGTCTTATCATCTTTTCCCCCTTGCGCCGCGCTGATTTTTGTAAGCGCTTCGCCATAAAGCGAAGCCACCTTTCGTTCGCTATAATTAACTTTTTCGGGAACTTCTTTCCACGGAGTGCCTATCAAATGCCGATGAATAATGACGAGTTGCTCGTCTTCGGTCAAGAGTTTCAACCCGTCGGCGATTTCGTTTCCGATTTCGAAAAACTCCGTAAGCGTTTCGTCTCTCAATGATTCGAACTTTTCTATTTGATTCAGAACACGCTCTTCTATCGATATTTTTACTCCGCCGTCCGCCCGGACGGCTTCGTAATCAATTGCGGTCATTCCGCCCGATTTTTTCGTTTCATTGATAAGTTCAACAAGTGATTTGTATATCTTTGCGAGTTTGTTGTACTTTTCATAACGCTGTTTTATCGCTATCTCGTTCTGTGTCATCAGAATCTCCCCGTCCACTTCTTTTACTATCTGCCGACAAATTTCGTACGCCTCGTCGGCATTTATGTTTTACCTTTTACCGCTCCAAAGGTCGTTGACCTTTCCGACGAGCGTTTGCAGTAATTCGTTCGCTTTAGCCCTGCTCATACGCGTTCTCCTTTGAGTTTTTGCCACAACTCGTAAGCCTTACGCCCGTGGGCGGTTTCGAGATTAAAAAACGGATCGCCGTTACCCTGCGCGTCCTTAATAAATATAACGCCGTCGCTCACGACTGCTTCGCTTCTGTCATCACCATTGTAGATTGTTCTTTTGCCGATTTTAAGTTTCATAGTTCTCTCCTTTATCTTTTTATATCGAAGTAGCCGCCGTTTATAGCCGTTTGCAACGCTTCGATTTTTTCATCTTCATCAAGCCGCTGTTTATCCATTTCATAAAGTATGTCGGCAAGTTTATCGTTTGTCAGCGTTCGTCCGTTGAGTTGACAATGCTTTATAAATCGCCACATTATAGGCTTAACACCGTCTTCTAACTGCATATCGTTCATCACGTCGTCGTATGTTTCCCGGGCGTTTTCAGCCACATTCAAACATTCCCCGCCGCCATTCTGCGTCATTGTGGAAACTATAAGCGGCTTTCCCTCCGAAGCCTTGTCCGTATAGGCGTTGTTCTGATTGATATATAACTTTGACTTTTCTTTGGTGTAGACCGTTTCTTTATAGCGGTCTTTTTGAATATAGTTATGTATTCTCCAGTGCTTAATTGCGATAACGCCGCTCGGGAAAGTTAATATAAATCGCTTCATAACTAATAACTTGCAGTCATCATCAGAAGCACCAACCGTCCGTTGTATCCTTTTCGGGTTATTCACGAACCCGTCATCATCGGCTCTCATCGCTAAATGAAAGTATAAAGCCTGTGACGAGAGCGGCATATCCAAAAAAGCGTCGCTATCAATGATCGTTTTTGCGAACATTCTCCTTTCTGCCAATTTTATCACTCCTTTATCAATTGAAAACACCTTACTGTCGGGAGAGCCAATTCCCAAAGTAAGGTGCTTCAAACCAAAGTTTAATTATTCAGGCTTTGTTTAAGAGTGTTTCAAAATAACAAGGCTCTCAAACCTGATTATTCATTCGTTAGTATATAACGAAGTGGCTCTGAATAATCAACCTTTGTACCGCTATTTTACCACTTCCCGAGTAGGAAGTCAATCGTTTTGTACACTTTTTTACGATTTTTTTCAAATATCTTTGTTTGTAATCTCTTTTATAACTATGCCGTACCGTTCTGCCATAAGGCGTTTTTTAAGCCTATACAGCGGAGTTTTGGTCGCTTCAGACTTCGTGTCTTCCACGACCGTTTCTCCGTTTTTTTCGTATACAAAATCAGCGACGTAGGCTATTTCACGCCCGTATATTGACTTTTCTACGAGTACATACTTTACCTGACGGCGTAGATTTTTAATTTCGCCGTTATACTGCATAAGCCCGAGAGCGAACCACCGGCGAAGTTCTAACTTACTATCAAAAGTGCCGTCGCGCGTCGTTACTTTAACGTTTCCGAATTTCCCGCCTTTCGCTGTGGACTTTTTATAGCAACTCAAACAAAAGTTACCGCGCGAGATATACGCGCCGCATTGCTCGCATTTAGCCATAATCAGAACGGCAAATCGTCATCGTCGCACGGCTCTAATTTCGGTTTCTCTTCGCCCTTTTTGCCGGGGTTTTCTTCGTCTTCCGACCGTGCGCTTAAAAACTCTATTTCTCTCGCGACAATATCGGTAACGGTTCGTTTGTTCCCGTCTTTATCTTCGTACGAACGGTTTTGTAAACTTCCGACGATACAGACCTTCTTGCCTTTTGCAAGATACTTTGCGCAGATTTCCGCTTGTCCTCTCCACGTCGTTATATTGAAAAAGTCCGTTTCACGGTCGCCGTCAGCGTTAGCAAACGGGCGGTTGACCGCTATACTGAATTTGCAGAAAGCAACGCCGGAAGACGTTTCCGACAATTCGGGGTCTTTGGTGAGATTGCCAATGAGTATCACTTTATTCATTTAATCTCTCTCCAAATAGCGAGCCTTGCCTGAAGTACGCAGGCATAGTTAATCATCGCGTCGAGTTGCTGCAAAAGCAGATATTTCTCCGCTTCGTTCATCTTTTCGTGTATAGGCGAAGTCATAAATAACGAAAGTTTCGCTATTTTCTCGTTCAGAGCGGTATACTCTTTAATAACCCTGTCTTTTGCCGTTTCAACTACCGAATTATTCTCGGCGATCGCTTGTTTGTTGTTTTCCATTTTTGTTTACTCCTTTTGATTTATTATAAATTGAGCCGTTTTAGGCTCTTCCAACGCCTGCAAAAAGGCGTTTATTGCCTTTTCGAGCGGGGTATAAGAAACTCCGTTCTTTCTTTCAAACTCGATATTCGGAAGTATGCCGTAAAGCATTTCCTCAACTCGCGAAAGTACCTCTAAAAAAGTTCTTTCGTTGTCGGGTACGTCCGCCGAAGTCTGTGCTATCCTAAAACCCTTATATCCGTTATGAGAGATGACGGGGAACTTTTTCTTCAGCGCGGACACATACGCCCGCGCTTCCCTTTCGCCCGAAAGCCCCACAACCGCCGCTATTTCTTCTTTTTGAACTCCCTTTGACGGAGTTCCCGTCTTGAGTAATTTCGCGGCTTTTATGAGCCTTTGCCGCGTTGCTTCGTCGTAATCTTTGTTCAGAACCTGCTTTGCGGTCAACATATCCACTCCTTAAAGTTTATGTAATTCAATTTTCGCCTTTAACTCGTCGTATAAGTCCTGCGGCATATCTCCGAACCCATAACCGTGAGTTTTTACAAAATCGTTTACGTTCTGCTTCGTTTGGTCGATATTCGCCGAACTTTTAGTTATAAGCATTGAGATTTCTTTCGTTCGGTCTGCCTTTCTTTTCTCTCGCTCGGCTTTCGCTTGTTCGTCTGCCGGGGCGGGTTTTTTCTCCGCTTCGCCTTTGTCCGTTTTCGCTTTCTTTTCGGTCTTACCAACTTCGTCGTACTTCGTCGCGTCTTTCGCGTAGTACACGTCTGCGCCGATTCCGAGTGCCTTACACGCCACGCTTATAGCGTCGGTGTACGCCTTCTTATACGCGTCGTCGTCGTTGTATTTACCGTTCCTTTCGTTCGATATAAACATCGCCCCGCCGATACCGTATATAGGCTTGCTCCATTCGTTATTGACTTTAACGTAAAGATTGATTTCAACCGTTGCTACGACTTCACCGTCCGCGCCCTCGGTCAACTCCTTACGTATAAGTTCTGTGTACCAGCCTAAGCCGCATATCCCGAACTGTTCCGTAAGCGTCTTTATACGCCACATAGGATTTATATCGGTCTTTCCTTTAAGTCTGCCTGCCGTGATCTCTTTTTGCGCTTCCTGCGGTACTTTCCGCACTTTATTGTAGAGTTCTAAGTTTTCCATATAATCTCCTTTACCTTCCGAGTAAAAATCTCGGTATTTCCCATTTTCGCGAGTTTGAAACTCCGTCTTCTCTGCGTTTTTTCGCTTCATATTCGTAGCAGTCGCATTTGCCGTTTTGCGGGCAAACCCAGCATTGAATATATGAGCCGTCCGCCGCGTCGTTGTTGGTACAATGCTTAGCCGCTAAAAAGGCGTTTATTCGCGCGTCTTTTTCTTTCGCGCGTCTTTCTTCGGCTCGGCGGTGAAACTCCGCTCTTACCGCGTTTATGTGTGTTTCCGATAGAGATTTTAACGCTATCTTGCGGATAAATTCTAACTCCGCGTCGTCCTTTACAATTAAGTTGTCGTAATCGATAAGCCCGTCTATGTGCGTATAAAAACTCTCCTTTATACGCACGTCTCCGGGTATAGCCGTTTTTTCGTAAAACTCTCTGAACGCCGCTATATCGTCATTGAAGTTGAATAACCAACCCCCGAAGTCGCTCTCCTTAAAAGCCGAACTCCTTTGAAGTATATCAAGATGAGTTTTATAGTCTTCAACGTTTATGTTAATATAGCCGCGTAACGAAGCCGTGTGCGCGTCCATATTAGTGTAAGTCTTTTTGTCCTTGAAAACCTTTGCGTAAGCCTTACCGTCTTTAGCGAATAGATATAACATCGTCGCACTCCTTTATACCGAGTAAATCGTCCATATTATAGCCTTGTTCTTCTGCTATATCATAAACCGCGTCGGCTAACTTCCCGATAAAAGCGAAACGCTGTAAATTATCGTTTACTTCGTCTTCTTTACCGAGTAAATGATGACTGTCTGCGTTTTTACTCGCCCTGTTTAACTCCCGTTGTATCGCGCGCCCGATTGCTATAAGCGAGCGCGCCGTGGCTTTGTCTTTCGGCTTTATAGTTGGTATCATTTTTTCAACTCCCTTATATAGCCTGTATCTGAATAACGTCTTCAAGTTCGTAGGTTTTATAACCCGAACCCTGCGGCGCAAGGTAAACGGTGATTTCGCCGTCGATAGGACTTACTTCAATATAGTTGACGTTCAGAACTTCATCAACTATCTTTCCGTCTTTGTTTCTGTGAATGATTTTCATAGCCATTTTTTACTCCTTTATCAAAGGGGGAGTTAGATTTTTTAAGCCCCCTTTATTCTCTTTATTATTTTTGCCTTTTTGCTTTACTTTTCAAAATCGCGTCTATAACGTCGCGTTCGTTGCTGTTATATAACTCCGCGAGAAGTAAGACGTTCGCGATACCCGGCGTTCTTGTACCCTGCTCGTAGTGGTCGATAGTTCCCTTCGACACGCCGAGAGCGGCAGCGACGGTTTTAACTTTAAGCCCTGCGCGTTTCCTTAAATCTCTTAAGTCCATAAGTTTACCTCCTTGTTTGATTTCGTCCCTATAATAGCATACTTTACGGGCACAGTCAACCGTTTTGTATACCTTTTTCAAAAAAAATTAAAAAATTTTTCTCTCACGCGCGCGTGCGCGCTATGATATAATATATATTTATTTATATTCTTTCTTTCATACTTTATACTTACTCTTACTCTAACCTAACCTAACCTGTGTCTCCACTTTGTGTCCAAGTTGGACACGGTTTGGATACAGAAAATAGTAAAAAGTTTTCCGTAAAATAAAAAAAACGCCCCCTTTTGGGAGCGTTTTTTACTAAGTATTAAAATGTTGATTTTTGAGTGTTATTCAATTTCTTTTGCCGGGATAGGTTTTGCTTCGCTTTTTACCGGCAAGGTTGCGGCTTTCTCGGTCATAAATTTATCGAGTATAGCCTCTTTCGAGATAAAGACGCACATTTCGGTTGTAAGCGTTTTAGACCCTATAAAGAACCAACCCGTCGTGAATTGTAGCGTTATGTTTACTATATCCGTTATACACGATATAACGTTGATTTGCCCGAACGAAACGGAAAAGCCTATCATCGCCGAAAGTAAGGAGATGAATATCATCGTCGGCAAACCCTTTAATATCTCTTTGCCGTTCTCTAACTTTTCGTTTATAGAGTATATCTCCCGTTTATAGCCGCCGTCCGATGAAAAAGCCGTTACAAACTTACGATAATCGAGGCGTATATATTTGACCTTTTTCGTGTCTAAATACTTTTTGATATAATCTTCACTCGTTAAGTATTCAATTTCACGTTTTTTATATTCGAGTTTCGTTATCTTTTTGGCGATTTTGGCATTTAAGGGCTTTATCTTCAATCTTCCTATCTGTTCGTCGATAGCCGCCGCTTTACGCGTCCACCCGCGCATATAGGCTTCGAGTTTACGCTTTTTATTCTCGGCTATTATCCACGCCCGGAACTCGGCATAATTTATCTTTTCGGCAGCCTTCCTGATTTTTTCCTGCATACGCAGGAGGTCGGGAGATTTCTGCCCGACCTGATAACGGCTGTTAGAGCCTAAATATTTACTCATCGCCGCCGTCGCTATACGAAGAAGTAAAGCCGTTAAAAAACTCGCCCAAACTATGTCTTTGAAAGAAAAGTTAAAGTTTATAAGCGTTGAAAGTGCGGAAAGCGAAAAAAGCGCAATCGCGAGAACTAAGGTCGGCAACACCGACAGGAACTTTCCGACACCCGAAGATTCTTTTTTATGCGCTAAAGTTTCTTCGAGTAAATCTTCTTCGTTAAAATCGAACTCTTCCATTACTTACTCCTCTGCCTTAAACGAATAGGCTTCTTTCCACGCTTCCGCGTCAGGCATAGCGGGCTTGCGGTTCTTCTGCTCTATGCCGTCTACGATGACTTTAGAATGTCGTTCGTAGACGTCGCCCACTACGTCAACGAATGTTGACAAAAGAGAGCCTATCAGCGATACTAACGCTATAAGCGTCATTTCGTCGGAAAGGTAACGCATAGTGAGTGATATGACGAAAAAAATCGCAGATATAATTAAAAGCGAACTATTCTTAAATAACGTTATAAACTTATCCTTAAACGCCGCTATAACGAATATCAGGATAATATATCCCCAAAAGCCGAACGCCGAGGCTTTCCCGGCGTAGGCTTCGTGGTTGAGGATAAATAACAATGCCATAGGTAAGGCGTATACCAAAAAGGCATACAGCCTATAAAGTTTACATTTTGCGCCGTTAGTCATTGATTGCCCCCTTTCAGGCTTTCGTCTTTACGTCAGAAATAATCTTGTCCGCTTCGTCGCCTTTCGTTTCTCGTATATAATCTTCAAGCGCCTTTATTTCTGCCGCCTGCTGCTCCACAACCGTTTGAGTGGGGGAAGCCGCAAGGCACGCCACGGCGCTTTCAGAACTGCGCCACGCGTTAGTCGCCCCGTTTATAAGAGCGTTAAGTTGCGCCGAAATCGTATCAATTTGAGCCTTTATTTCTGCATAAGTCTTTTTATCGATTTTCAAACTTTCGAGAATTTTTGCAAATTCTGTGCCGAGCGCCGCCGTCAGTACTTCTTTCAGTTTTTCGGGGTCGCCCTCTTGTATCGCTTTCGTTAATTCATCAGTCTTTGCTTGTAAGCCTTTATAAAGACCGAGTAACTGTTTGTATTTAGCATTTTTCTTCAAATACGGTAACAACGCCCCGACGCCCATTAAAAGAGCCGAACCCGCAGAGATAACGAGCGGCAGTATGTTTTTCGTAAAGTAGTCGCTCTCGTTCAGAATCGCCTTTATACGGCTCGTTATATCTTCGGATAGGTCTTTATTCGTATCTTCTTCTTTTTCGCCGTCTGTGGCGGTTTCTCCGCCTTGAGGAGCGTCTTTATCTTCCATCGGCGTTTTATCGTCGTCGGGAGTTTCGACTGTGGGCGTTTCCACCGTTTCTCCCGTGGGGGGAGTGATTGTTTCATCGGCGGCAAACGCGGATATGCCCGCGCCGCCGAAACAAAAGATTACCGCCATACAGATGACGAGTAAAATAAATTTGCTTAACTTTTTCATTTTTTTATACTCCTTATAAAATGATTTCGTTTTGTTTTTCGAGCGCCGCGATACGACGTTCAATGTCTTTGAGTTGTGCGTCGATTGCTTTCGTGTAAGAAAGCATTTCAAAAGACCTGCCGCCGAAGCCTTTCAGGACGAGCGGTAAAACCGTCCAACGCTTACAGACTTCACCGTTTTGAATCAGGCAGAAAGTAAACGTTATTTTACCCGCGACGAGAAGATCTTCGGGTACTTCGTACTCGTCTCGCGATAATCTTTGCGTGTGCTTCCCGCCCGTAGATTCGGCTATAACGATTAAATCGGTCGGGTCGTAATCAGATTCGATCTTTAACGTTAATTTGTCGTTTACGCCTAAAATAAACGGTTCTGTGCTATCTAATGTGCCGTAAATAAGGCTCGAAAGTTTAACTGTTTTTTTCATCGTCTGCCACCTCGATGTCGTCTTCCCACCCGTCTAAAATGGCGGGGTCTTCTACCTCGACAGGCTTACGCACTTTTTTCTCTTTGCCGTCTACGATTTCCGTTTCGCCGGTTTCGATATATTCGGTATGAGTATACCGCTTCTTCGCTTCTTTATAAGCCGATTCGAGCGGGTTTTCTCTTTCGTTTTTTATAGTAAACGAAACCGAGTGCCGTTCAAGAAAGTTTTTGTTAAGCGCGTTTTGGCGCGAGTTGTGTATCCACAGTTCGGCATAAACGCCGTTTCCGTGTCTTTCGAGTTTACGCACTACTGCGTATGCAACGGGAAGCGTAATTCCCAAATCTTTTACTTCATAATTTGTCTTTTTAAGTCCCATAATTTATACTCCTTTTTATACTGTTTTTACGTCGTCTGTCCAAGTTCCTGCTGGATAGGGTGTTACTGTATCATAAAGCACATAAGGTGTTTCGCCTGATTTGAAACCTGTCTCCGTTATCTCGTAAATACTTTGATTTTTCGTTGAATTCGCACCGTTCACGGGGTAAGTGAAAGTATTGCCGAGTAGCGTTTTAAGGTCTGTAAGACTGTCCACCTTTATATTTTTGCTTGATATAACGATAAATCTGATTTTTACGATTAAATCTGAGTTTGTAGACGTGAAACAAATATTGTGCCTATACAAGTCAATATTGCCTGAACCGACAATCGATTGATTACCGAAAAGTGTTTTGACATAATTCGAGGCAAGAAGTTGATATATTCCCGAGTCTCCGGTTATTGGCAGACTAAAGGTATAGTCAAACATAGGATTATGATATTCGAATACACCAGTATATCTAAGCCCCGTATATTCTACAGGACTTGACGGGTTGTCTCTCGCTTCAAATGTTGTGCCCACAATGTTTGCTTCCGGGTTAATTTTAACTTCGACTTTATCACCCGCAGTTGTTTTTAGATCGGAAGAGCGTCGTGTAGGGAAAG